AGCTATAGCTGAACCGTCAGGACTGAAGGCTACGCCATAGCCAGTGCTAGGAGGTAATGTAGCTGGGTTAGAAAACTTAGTACCAAAACCACTACCTGACCAAGGATAAGCTGAGACGTGAGGGCTTGAGCCATGAGTTACAGCTATGGCTGAACCGTCAGGACTGAAGTTTACACCATTGCCATTGTTAGTAGGTAAAGTAGCTGGATTAGAATACTTAGTACCAAAGCCTGAACCAGACCAAGGATAAGCTGAGACGTAAGGGCTTGTGTTATGAGCTACAGCTATGGCTGAACCATCAGGGCTGAAAGCTACGCCAACGCCAGTGCTGGGAGGTAAGGTAGATGGGTTGTTGTATTTACCACCAAACCCATTGTCAGCATCCCACGAGTATGCGGTAACAAACGGAAAGGAACTATGAGCTACAGCAATAGCACCGCCACCGCCAGCTCCACCAGAAGCCGACATGAGCTTTCTTGCAGCAGAACTCATGACAGAACCTGTCCCGCCGTAAAGCCATAAAAAGTAGTTCCTCCATCCGTAGTAAAGAACACAAACACGTCAACCTCACCAGAACCAGTTGAGATAGTCGGAGCTTCTGCAGCAGCCCAGTCAACCGAAGAGGGCCAAGTGATTGTTCTTGCAGTGCTGTCTTGCACTATCTTCAGGGTGAACGAATACCCCGTACCACTTGCTGGTGGATTGCTAAATGTAAATGTGGTGTCTTCTGTCAGCGTGTGACTGAACGTGTTGCCAGTCTCGCAGTTCACCGTGGTTGCTCCACCGGACGATGTGACTGCTAAGTAAGTCTCATTGTAGCTTTTAGCCTTCAACTCTTCCGCAAGGTTTACGTCGCCGTTAGCATCAGCAGTAACAACCTTGCTGGCCTCAGACGTGCCAAGCGTTGTGATGTCGTTGTAATTTAACTCTGCTGCGGTAGCCGTAACACCATCAAGGATGTTTAACTCTGCCGCCGTAGAGGTAACCGCTGTGCCTGCTATTGCTAAAGAAGTTCCATTTACCTGACCACCAGAACTATAAATAACAGCTTTACTGTTTACAATAGTACCCGCAGTAGATCCATCAACTAAGTTCAACTCTGCCGCAGTAGAAGTAACACCGTCAAGGATATTTAACTCTGCTGTGGTAGCCGTAACACCGTCAAGGATGTTTAACTCTGCTGTCGTGACCGTGGCACCATCAAGGATTGCAAGCTCTGTAGGAGAAACCCCCGCAACACTCAGCGCAGCAAACGCATCTACAAAGGCAGCGCCTGCTCCAGCGCCATCGCTGTAGACAGCCTTGGTTTGACCCGCCGCAATCGTGATATTAGCGCCAGATCCCTGAGAGATGATTATGTTCTGAGATCCAGTTGTGGCGTTCTCAATAAACCACATCTTGTTGACCGTATTAGGGCCAATTGTGATCGTACACGCACTGTCTAGAGTCCCTGTGTACTTCAGGAACATAGATCGACCAGCGTCTGTAGCGCCATCTGCAATCGTTGTTGTGTGAGTATCGGCGTTAGTAGTAATGGCCTCTGTGCCATAACCAAACGCCTCGCCAATTAGCTCAAGGTTCGTGTTCGTGACTGTTCCCCATGAGCCTGACTGATCGCCAGTTGCCATCTCATTTAGGCGAAGGTCATTTACATAGGTAGAAGTCATATCAGTCGATCCTTACAATTGCTGTACTAGCAGTTTGAGCTGGGAAAACAATGCGAAATGTACCGCCAGCAACTGAGAAGTCTCCACCAAAATCCAAGACCGCAATTGCTAGATCGCTTTCTGTGTCATTGTAGATCAATGCCCCGCGAGCCGTAAATGTTGCGCTTGTCCACTCTGGGTTGTCAGAGTCAAAGCAACCGCTTGTGCTGTTGATGATAACAGAGGCGCTTGCCAATGTCACGCCGCCAGCCGTATACCCAGTACCACTTATTTCGTTTGTGGTTGCGTATGCGGTTGTAGTTGCGCCCAAGGTAGCTGAACTGGTGTAAAGGGCGATCTTTATTGTATCTGTGTCGAGATCATGCAGCCCAAGCATTACATCTCGTTTGAATTGTGTACACATTGCTTGTGTGATAGCCATTATAAGCCTCCGTTATATTCTGCTGCGTAATCGCGTTGCATCTCTTGTACTGCAAGTTGCACTGCTTCGTCAAATTGTGTCTTATAAAGAGCCAATGTCTCCCCAGCCTTGAGGAATGCTGAGGCTTCATAGAGACACGCGGCAAGCAGCACATTTTCGGCATTGTCGCCAATCCAGTTGTTTGCGTTGCTTGAACTCAGCCCCTCTTCAGGGGCGATATAGTCTACTTGGTATGTATCTGTGGAATTTGGCGTTGGGGCAAGTGTTATAACAGATCCAGCCGTGCCTGCGCTCTTAGTGCTGTACATGATTGGAACACCCTGCGTGGTAGCATTAGGCGAATAGTCACGGATATATGAATCAATTCTGTGGTTTAGATATGAAACAACATTGGAGGATATAACAGATACCTGACGGATCATTCGGGCAGATGGAACAGTGTAATCAGAAGTCCCAGCCACCATATTTGCTGTGGCGGTCTTACGGAAGCACGGCATGTTTGGCAGGCGCTGGAAAATCATTACCTCCGCCTGATCTATAATTTGGTCAATTGAGTCTTGCAGCTCAAGGCTGTCATCTTCCAAAAAGTTCTGAATGTTTGCAACTAGCTGTGTGTAATTCACTTATCTATCCTCACTGCCATTGTCCTTCGCCGTATCCACCTTGGCCCCAAGATGTTTCGATTATTATTGTTACTGAAGATACTCCACCCGCACCTGCCTGTCCAACAGGGTGTGGCCTACCTTCGGTATCGCCCCAAGGACCAAGTCCCCACGGTCCTATACCCCAACCGAATGGATCTTCTACTATTGCGGTTCCGACTTCACCATCGCCGCTAACGCCAACTTCATTAATTTCGCCTACTGGCTCTTCATTGCCTACATTAGAAGACCCACCAACGCCAGATGGGGTGGCTTCTAATAGGAATGCCTCTGTACCAACGCCGCCAGTGCCGCCTACACCCGCTTCGTCTATTGAGATATCAAGGGCCTCGACACCTACACTTGCAGCGCCTGCGGTCCCGCTGACCCCAGTCACCACTATTTCCCTAACAATGGCTCCAACTTCACCATCGCCAGCTTGGCCAACAGCGATAATTTCAGTTTGGATTGTGGCCTCTGCCGTGCCAACGCCGCCTGATCCACCAACACCTGTCTGCGATGTTCGTTCAACTTCAAAACCAGTAAAGCCAATAAAACCGGGGGCGCTCACCCCAACGCCGGGGCGCAATCGTGGATCTATAGTCCAGTCCTGAGTGTATCCGATAAAGACAGCAACATTTTCTGGATCTGTGTCTGGACGGCCATTAAACAAAGCCGTTGCATCAACTACGTTCTTTGCAGGCGTTAGCTGCGGCTGCTTTGGGTCAAAGTCTTCTGGAGAAACACGCAAGCCATCCCAAGTGGTCTTCAACTGGGTATATGGAACCCGAAGACCGCCTACATCGCTTATTGCGAGGGATTTTTTTCCTCTTGCGTATTTCGCCATTATGATAAGTTCAGCGCAGTTGGCTGAATCCTCAAAGACACACCATCATTATCAGAAGCCGCCGCAAACGCAAAGGCTCGCTCATACATTTCGTTCAGTATTGTGAATTTCTCATTTGCAAACTTTAGAGACATCTTGCTGGCCAGACCAGCGCAGATGCACTCGTTCCAGCGGTAGGGGATGTCGGCGTCCTGATTGGACGCTGTAACGTCCTCAAGCTGGCGTATGGCCCAGTATACCATGCTGTACGTTGTCCTGTTTGGAACCTGCCAGAAGTAGGCTATGGGCGTATACTGCTTATCTAGCATGTATTGGCTGGGCTTGCCGGGGGAAGTTTTATTTGGAAGCTGATTATAGTCAGAAATCGACACGCGGTTAATTATCTGATCAGACGTATCTGTCCCAGAGCTATCACGAACAACGGCGTCAAGGATGTCGATAGTGCCTACTGGTAAAGTGTAAGTTGTCTGCCCGTTTATGAGCGTCAAAGTCTGCTGTTCTACTGCCCAGTAATTGATGCCCCTGTTTGCCCACTCAGAGAAAAGCAAGTTAAGGCTGCGCCTTGCGGACACAGCCCTATCACCTGTTTGAACCTGTGGGTCTAGGCCACAGCGTTCAAAGGCTTCAGTGATGATTTCTTCAACGTCTGGGCGAAACGCTACTGTATTAGAAGTCGCCATTATGTAGCTCCATCGTTTTTGATGTAGATAATGTCCAGACCAGCCGAAACTTCTGCATTTGCTGATCCTGCATCAGATATTGCACGAACTTCTATATCTGTTTTTTCATCAAATTTTATTGGGAAATGGTAAATTTGATTAATATCTCCCCCATCAATTTGAATTCCAAATTTATCTTTTACTTGGAAAACTTCTCCAAATGGACGCGCCACAATTGTAGCCGTCAAAAGTTTATTAGAAGTTGTACAAGCTGCTGTGACATGCGTTTGAAAAAGATATGCTGTGTATCCGGCAGGGACAGTCCACAACGCCATTAAAGTTTGGCCATCACCAACTGCGATAGTTGCATACTTATTGGCTGGAACACCGCTAGTAACTGCGCCTGTCCCAGCATACACAACGCCAGCGTTAATTTCGCCGCTGCCTGCGCTACGGATAACCATTCTATTGATGCGTAAAAAAGAATTTACGCTGTTAACGGATGTTTGCCCGTTTAAAGTGACTATCTCGTTAATTTCATTGTAGTCAGCATCAAGACCATAAAGCTGCACTGTACGAGCGCCTGTGCCAGCAGCGGCATCATCTGTAGAGCTACTTGATACCTTTAAGACAGATGCAGCAGAGAGATAACCGTAAAGGCCACCTTCTGCCCATACAGTTTCAAGAGCATTATCAACATCTGGATTGAAGCCAAATTTAAATTGCGGGTAATGCCAAGAGATCTGCCCACGGGCAACTTGAAGTGCGAACGGCTCAGTTTTGCCAACCCGTGTTATTGACGATATTTGAGCCATTCGACTACTCCTTAGTATTCTTTAACAACCCTAAGAACGAGCTGATAGGAATCTCCAACAGCGCCAGATCCAGTGGTTGTGAACTTCACGTCACCAGTTGGGTTTGTGCCGTAAGACTTGGTTGAGGGAAGCCCACCAAACTTGCTAAAGTCATGGTATCCAATATCGTCTTCACCAATGTGCATCATGATAATGTCAACGTCAGCGTCAGCCAAAATCTCCACCGTCATGCTTTTTATGACCCACCATCCTTCGATGATGCGAACAGCGACACAAGGCTCACCATTTGCATTTGGAGCAAGAGTTGATACATCGATCTTTAATACGGCAGATTCATCGCCCGTATCGACGTATTGATACTGGAACGCAAAAACGGCCTCTCTTACACTGTCACTTAGCTTTTTTACTGATACAATGTCAGCCATTTAAAGACTCCTTATGGACGGATCACGCTAAGTTATTGTTTTGAGCGTATAGAATAGTGAAACGAACCAAACCCGCAGTTGTTGCTGCTGAAGCAGTTACAGTTAAACGAATATCTGCTGTTCCTGTATCTTGCCAATCCAAAGCAGCGCCTGCTTGAGTTGTCGGATACTTGCGTCCAGCAGTTGTTCCACTCGCAAAAGTGTTAAGAATTGTTGCTGCACCACCAACAGTATCACCAACACTCAAGTTGGTTGTAGCATTCGCCGCAGTAATTACATCAATTACACAGTCAATGATTTGTGAGTTAGCAGGAATAACAACATCTTGTACGACTGCGGCTAATGCCCCGCCAGACAAATCTGCTGAAAAAGTCTGCGTCATAACAACTTGACCTACGTTAGCAATATTAGAGCCAAGCGTTGTGCCAGTAGTATCTTTAATTGTGCCAGCCTTTATTGGGCCAGA